TATTTACCTTTTAATGCTACTGCATTTAAAGCATCTATAAACTTTTTATTATCTATCTCAAATCTCATAAATTTCCCTCACGCAGTTCAGGTATACCTGACCATACATTTTCACCATTGGTAACAAATACAGTCCATTCCTTTCCTACAATTGAGGGATTTGTTTTACTTGCTTGTAATTCAGCAATATAATTAGTTGTTGCACCACTCTTAATTTTATTGATGTGTATCATCTGAGTAAATCTAGCAGGTGTAGATTTATGCCAATCAGGTACAACACCGATAGGTACGGGATTAACTATATTTCCGTAGATAGGTTTCATGTGTGTAATCAAAAACCTATCTGCATCAATAGAAATAAAAGCATCTAAAAGACGATTATACACTCTATTTCTGATTTTCCAGTCTAAAGGTTTAACTGTAACAGAATCAGTATCATGTATAATTAAACCCTCTCTTTTAGAAGATTTAACTAAATGTTCCCTCAATACATCTCCTGAGCCTTCATATGCCTTATCTACTCCATCAAATATAATTGCTTTAACATTTGATGTTTCAACTTCTTCTTTCACATATGTTATGAAAGAATGTGCATTCTGAAATGTTTCATTCCAATTAACAGTCCCATCTCCTTTCATTTCAATTGGGTTAAAGATTATTATATTCTCATCTCTATCCCAACCTGAATCCCAAGTGGGTTCAGCCCCATCATCAAAATCTAGAACAAATACTTTGTATCCTTCTTCAATTTCTTTTGGGGTTCTACAATCCATTGCTGTACCTGTTTTACCTACCTTTGGGTCACCAGTAATAGAACACAATAAAAAGGATTTCTCCCTATTATTTCTTGCTTCTATCTGCTTCTTAATCCTCGCCTTTGCTGCTGCAAAAGTGTCTTCATTATCTTCTTGTTTTTCCGTATTCCAACTCATTATTATCACCATTATTAAATTCAGGATAAACTTCATTACCCTTTGCCATAGCCCACTCACCCAATATAGAGTTTAATTCTAAACTACTGACTTTTATTCTTATTTCTTTTCCTGATGGTAAGTGCATTTTTAACCAATACTCACCATTCTCTTCGTTTAACCTAACTGTCAAAAACTCTACTGTTTGTAGAGGGACAGCAAAACTATGACTGTGTATTATCTTATCTGATATTTGATACATTAATACCACTCAGAACCAATCTGTATCATCTTCAAGGGGGATTTCAACTTCTACTACTTTCCCTCTCTTAGATGTGACATATAGACCACTTACGTTTAATGTTGTACTATCTAAAGAACCATCTTCATTTGTTCTTTGTGATGTTCTACCAACTACAATAATATCAGAACCAACACCGAAATCAATTTCAATTCCACTTGGTATCCAACAGGTAGTTCCAACATAACCTTCACCATCATATTCAAAATCAGCATTCAAATCTGAAATAGATACAATCCTATTACCATTAGCAGTAGGTGTAAGAATCATACTTGCTACATTACCATCAGTAATAACTAATCTTTCTAGATATGGTTTTGATAGATTCATACCATGTGCTCTATCTAAATCACTTAGAGGCACATAATATTCTCTTGCATATTCCATCATCTTATCCGGCTTGGATACTTGACTCATATCTCTTTTTGTTTCAGCATCATCCGGTAAAGAACTATTCAATACTAATGATGCAAGGGTTGTTGTCTTTACACCATGAATCTTACTATCATCAAAACTGTTTATTATACAATTAAAAGATAACCATTCAAATGTAGGTGGCTCAAAAGCCTTTGATGCTTCTCCTTTATAGTTAAAGAAATACTTACCAAACTTACCATCAACTTCTCCTACAAATACACCACTTCTTCTAAACTCTTCTTTAGGTAATGGTTTACCATAGTTAGGGTTAGGGTCTTCTCTATATTTAGCAACTGCATCTAAAGGAACTATCCACCAATTTTCTTCTTTTAATGGCATTGCTCCCGCAGGTAATGTCTGAATGTGCCTTTCTTGCCTTTCACCTTCGTGATACCTAATTACTTGATAAGTACCATCTTCAAATTGATTGATGGTTGCTACTTTACCTGATTCAAGAGTAGTTTCCCAATCCATATTATATTCATTGAATACATTAGTCCTATTCCATTCCATCATATCTCTAGGCTCATCTAAAGAGATGAACATACCATATGCTTCTTTTAACCAACTGCTGCTAGGAGCATTTGTTGGGCTATCATTAGTCTCGGTAGAATTTTTCTTTTCTGACATCATTACACTAGCAACGTATTGTCTCCATAGATTCATCACAATTAATGGTTCTTCATTTTTATCCAAACCATTTTGTTGACAGATTTCATCTATCTTTAGAACAGCATCTTCTAGGGGTAACCCTATTCGACCTGCTCCCAATTCCACTTCTTTCATTAATTTCTCAATATTTTCATTATTTTCCATTTTTTTCACCTTTTCTTTTTTTTCTTTTTTTTATATCATCTGTGCTATCATCCAACTCGCTAATAATTTTGGAGTCATGGTTTTACTACGCCATTCAGCCTCCCCGATTACTCGCAGATATTGGAATTTCTTTTTGTGTTGCATTTCTTTTGCTACAACAGCGTCATGTAAATTAACACATAACGATGTCATATCAATAGAATTGTAAATCATTTTATGTACCTCGTCTAATGCTTGTTCATATTTATTTTCATTTAACATATTAATTATAATAACATACGGCTCAAGGCTTTCTTGATTTATTTTAGATAACGGACTTTCACTAGAAATTGATGCTTGTAATTCCGTGATTCCCCTACGAATATCACCATGAAGACCACCTATAAACGAATCGAGTTCATTTTTATCAATAGTAGTTATACCTTCTAATGATAAAATCCGAGATAATATCAAATGCATATTATCATCACTTAATCTCTTAAAGAGATAATTTGCACACCTAGATTGTAATGGATATATTATGCGGTTTCTTTCATTACAAGTTATTATGAATCTACAATTATCCGCATATCTTTCCATAATTCTTTTCAATGCATTTTGAGCATCTTTAGTCATACCATCCATTTCATCAAGTAAAACTATTTTGAATGGTACATCTCCTATTTTTGAAGTTGATGCTATTTCTTTAATCTTAGTTCTAACTGTCTCTAACTTTCTATCATCAGAGGCATTAATCTCATAAAAATTAGAATCCTTAAACTTACCTAATATATCATTAGACAATGCTCCGGCAAAGGCAGTTTTACCTGAACCTGCTACACCATACAAAAGTAAGTTAGGCATATCTTTTTTATTAACCCATTCTTGGGAATCCATAATTAAATTGTAATGACCCACAATTTCATCAATGTGTTGAGGTCTATATTTTTCAGTCCATAACATTCTATTCATCTCCTTTAGGAGTATATACCCATACACCATTTTTAACTATATCATATTCAGGCATTTGATACATTAGATTCACTATAACATTAGTCATAGAATTAACGTGTCGATGTAAACGACCCTTACTATTTTTATAATTATTAATGAATGTCATTATCTCCTTAATATGCATTTCTTCTTCTGCTCTTTCGTTTCCTAGTTCATGTAACGCTATATATCTGTAATAATTTTTATTGTTTCTTGCCATTATAACCACTTATCCAATTTTGTTGCAACAACTGTTGGTTGCTTAATTTTTATTTCTCTCTTTTCTCCCAATTTTAGGAGTCTACATTGTCTATTATCTAGCCTAGACTTGGCATATTTTCTAAAGTCATCATCTTCTAATAAATGCTTTAGTAAATGTTGTTGTTCTCTTTTTAATTTTAGTCTTCTACATATGTCTGACATTTCATTTATTGGGCTACGCTTAGGCATAACCAATTTACCATGAGTTCTTCCTTCATGTGAGTACGCCAATAACTCATAGAAATAATCTGATGACCATTTCCTTTTTACTTCTGAATCAATATACATTAATTTGTTAGGGTGTACATTTTGTGCTAACCAACTTAACAATTGAGTATCAGAAGGTTTGTTTAATTTAAGAATCTCCAATACATCTTCTCTATCAGGATTTTTCAAATATTCCATCATAATTTTAAATATATCTAAATCATATTCTTTCGGAGGATTACTTCTAGGAGATATTTTTCTTATGTTTAATATATCTTCTGAATCAGAAGTTGCTCTTGTCAATTTAACTAATTTAAATATAGACTTAGGCACATCTTTTTGATTAGAAGAAGTCAACACCACATTGCCTCTATACTCTAGAATGGTTTTAATAATCAAATCACTTTTAGGTTTAAGATTAACTTCTCGTATTATGATACCCCTATTTCTAGGTAAAGAATAATTATCTTCTATATCATATTCATCAGCATACCTTACAATAGGATTTTCAGAACCCAATTTTGAATGGTGTTCTCTAGCCCTATCTATACAATTTCTATTTGATTTACCTACTATTATTATTGGTCTTTGTTTGTTTTTCATTTTTATTAAACTCATTTATAACCCTCACATCTAATGCTTCATCGTAATCCGCACCACATTCATGGCACTTTACCTGAATGATAAACCACTTTAGTTTACCTTCTTCTAATACTCCGGCATTATAACCGAAATTACTAGTACCACATTCTCTACAACCTTCTTTCATTTTCATTATCATAGAAGATTCTATTATTTGCTCATCTGATGCTTGTTCTTTAGATTCGTTAAGAAAATTTACTGCGACTTTACAAGCACTACATAGTTGGTTTTCTTCAACCTCAAAAACATTACACCGATGGCATCTCATCATATCACACCTTTTAATTTTAAAATTTCATCTAACCCTTCTTCTGTGTGTTGTCGGTTAGAGTCAACAATTTTTACTGCTTGTTTGAAAGTCTCCCATTCACCTTTAGCATTAGGTAAATTATCAGGCACTAAATCACATATATT